CAAATATAATCAATAGGTCAATGAATTAAATCAAATTGTCTTATTTGGACACTCTAAATATATTAAATTTGAAAATCATATAAAAGAATTGAAGCATTTGCTAGAAAAATATTAAGATGATTTAGAAAAAATGAGGAATGAAAAAGATTATTAAATAGAACAACTTAAATTATCTTAAAATGAAAATCTTGAAAGGAAAAATAAAATTAAATAACTCAAAAATGAGATTTAAAGTATGGGTGAATAAATAAATTCATTTTATGAAAAATTTGAAAAAGTACAAACAGAATTAGTTTATATACAAGATGATTATGAAATCTTAAAAAGAGAATAAAATTTCAAAAAAGGAAATACAGTAGCTGTAGAAGATATTTCTAAAAATTTGAATTTCATGTCTATTTTAGAAGGATATAATGGAAATTAAAATTAATCTACAATTTAATAAAAGGACACATCACTCTCAAATATATTTAAGAAAAAAAAAGGAAATAATTAAATAATTGATAATAAAGAAAGCTTCGTTGTCCATTAAAAAAATGAAAAAAATAGATTATTTTAAAGTGAATTTATACCGCAACATAGCTTGATTGGATAATATGATGACGAACTTCAAACTGATTTAAATTATCAATTAATTGGATAAGACAGAAGAGATAGCTTGTGTAGATAAAGATCTAAAAGTAAAGGTAGATCAAAAAGCAATACCAGATCAAAAAGCAACAAATAAAAATTATATGAAAAAAAATAAAAAAAAACCTAAATATAACGCTAATAGTGCTATTAGGTCAGCAATAAGAAGAGCATTTTCTCGATCACCTATTGTACAACAGGTTCTTAAAGAAGCTAGATCTGAAAGACCAAGATATAAAAAAGACGGTACATTAGCTAAGAAACCACATGTAGAATATACATGTGCCATATGTAATAGAAAATTTAGCAGTACAGATGTAGCTGTAGATCACATTGATCCAGTTGTAGAAATAGATAAGGGATTTATTGATTGGAATACTTTTATTGATCGCTTAGGCTGGGAGCGAATACATAATCTACAAGTTCTTTGTAATTATAAATTAAAGTATAAAAGTAAATACGGTGGGATCCCATCGTGTCATTATCAAAAAACACAAATAGAAAAAGCTATTAGAAAAAATAGCATTAACTAAAACGCTATTTTTTTTGTTTCAATATGTATAACATTCACATGTAAAAATATTAAATTTAGGAGGAACAATGAATAAAGATAAACAAAAAAAATGGGAAAAAGTACTTAGTGATACTTATGTTGCTAATAACTTAGGTCTTTCTGAAGAAGCAGCTAAAACTAAGTTAATAGATTCACAATTTGCTATCAAGCAGATATTAGATGAAAAAGATAACGATGATCAACTTAATGCTGCTAAAGAGGTTGTTAAAGAATTAAATGCTGGCTATAGTGCAGCTGCAAAACATGAAAAAGCAAAAATTGAGTTTCTTCTTGAGGTAATTGAAGCAAGAAGAGCCACAAAAACTGTTGGGAGTAATTAATGAGTTTAAAAACAGATTACCTAGATGGAAGTAATGGTCTTACACAAAAAATGCAAGATGTGTTTGACGCAGGTAGAGACTTCGTGGCTTCCAGTAAGGCAACATTAACTACTGAACTCCAAAAAGCAGCAGCAAAAGGACAAAAAAAATTTACAGTAAATGTGGTAACTACTTTTGAACCTGCTAATTTAAGACTTAATGGATTACATCAAGCAACTTTTTTTGCGGGAATAAGAACTGAACTAGCAGAAGAATCTATTTTTGATTATGAGGTTTCTTTATCTTTAAATACTTCAGACTTAACATCTACTAGTGTGGATTTTTCTTTTAATTTTTAACGGCCTCTCATCTAGAGGCCTCTTAATCCCCTCATTATCTTTTGAGGTCTAAGGAGCAATAAGGATGAACTATCTTTGGTTAGACTGTGAAACAACAGGTCTAAGTGAATATAAAAATGACATAATTCAATTAGCATGTATTCCAGTAATAAATGGAGTACAACAACAATCTTTTAATCAGTTTTGTCAACCAACAAATTGGAATTCAATAGAAGAAGAAGCAATATCAGCGCATGGTATAACACGAGAAATGATGCAGACATACCAGACGCAATCTGATATGCTGAGTAATTTCATCAATTATGTAAATTCTTTTAATGTTAAGTTTACTATATCTGGCTTTAACGTTGGATTTGATAAGAAATTCATATCAGCAATGTTTTCTAAGCATAAGAAATCTTCTGATTTTTTTAAAATGTTTACAATAAATATTCATGATACCTATATTAGGGCAAAATCAGTAAAAAGTAAAATACCAACTGGTTCTCTAAAATTAGAGAATTTAGCTCAACATTTTGCAATAGAAATAAAAGCACACGATGCACTTTCCGACATAACTGCTACAATTAAATTAGATAAGATAATATCTAATTTAATTGGAGAAGACCCTACAACATATTCCTCATCTATTAATGCAAGTGATATAGTGATCTCAAAACCGTTTCCAGAAATGGCGCAACTACATGTGCATTCTCAATATAACATGGTTGATGGCGTGCCTCTACCTAACGATTGGTATCAGTGGGCTTCAGAAAATAATGTACCAGGTATATCTATAGTTGATCAGGGGAGCGGAATATCTTTATATGATTCAGTTAGAAATAAACAAAATACCGTATCTATTCCTGGCTTAGGGCTTAATATAATAGACAAAGAAAGTAAAGATGGATATTATACACTAAATGCTTGGGCTACATCTAATGATGGATACACAAATCTTATAAAGTTAGCATCCATAGCGTATGATTTTGCTAAAGAGATAAATGGTGTCGTAGTTCCAACATTAGAGTTTAACATTATTAAAGAGCATAGCGAAGGATTATGCTTTGGATTAGCAGACATCAATGGACCTTTAGGTCAAGCTATTCAATATGGAGATGCAGAATTAGCAGAAAAAAGATTTTTAAAAATATATAAAGAATTAAAAGATATTTATGTCGAGTTTAATCCTGTAGATATTATTCAAGTTTGGGACTCAAAGATTGGGTTTAGAAAAATAGCTAATAATGATTTAGTTATAGATGGTAATTTAGGTAAGGCCTATAACTTGTATTTATCTAAGTTAATGGATAAATATGAAAACTTAAAAGCAATACCTGTTACAGGTGCATGCTTCATTGATTCTTCAGATAAGATAGTTCAAGACTGCTTATCTAAAAATGCCCATAAAGATGGTAAACATTTCAATGAAGAGTATGTTATAAAAAAAACAGATCAAGTATATAAAGAATTAAAAATCCATCTTGGAGAATGGTTAACTGAAGATAAATTTTCATTATTTATAGAAAATACATTATATTTTGTAAATAAGGCTAAAGATATTAGTGTATCTTTTAATTATCACTTGCCCACTATTGAGATACCTCAATACATTAAAGATAAGACAGATGATTACGATATGCAGACATACTATTTCATGATGGATAGAATAAAACAACATGGTAGATGGAATGACGATCCATTGTATGTTGATAGATTTAAACTAGAATTAGATGTTATCATGAAAAATAAAGCCATGAATTTCATACCATACTTCTTAGTGTACGAAGATGTTTCGTCCTTTTCAAGAAGAGCAGGCTTTTTGCAGTCTATAGGTAGAGGATCTGCAGGTGGTTGTCTTATATCGTATTATTTAAAAATAATACATGTTGATCCAGTTAAAGCTAAATTACCGTTTGAGCGTTTTTTATCTCATGCTAGAATTAATGCTGGTTCTTGGCCAGACATAGATATGGACATCTCTAGAACAGCCAGACCCGCTGTTATGAAGTATTTAAAACTAAAATATAATTTAGGCTTTGCACAAATATCTACTTTTTCAACAATGAAAACTAAAAATGCCATTAAAGATGCTATGGCAGCAATATATCAAAGAAATAGAAATGATTTTGAAATAGATCAACTATGTAAAACAATACCAGACTCTCCTCAAGGAGTAGAGGAAAAGGATTTTCTGTACGGATATGTAGACTTAGAAGGAGACTATCATGTGGGTCACATTGAAGAAAACCAAATGCTTCAAAATTTTTTTGGAAGTTACCCAGAAGTAAAAGAGTTAGTAGATAAATTATTAGGTACAGTGAGAGGATGGTCAAGACATGCATCTGCTTTTGTTATTTCAACTTTAGAATTAAGAAATGGTATAGTGCCAACGTTAAGTATGTACGATAATGGTATAGAAGATTATATAAATGTAACCCAATATAATTCTAAACAGTGCGAAAAATCTGGCTTAGTAAAAGCAGATATTTTAGGTTTAAATACGATGGCTATGGTAACAGATTGTGTCAATTCGCTTAAAGACAAGGTAAATTATCTAGAAGAAGATAGTAATGGTGTTGCTCTAATATATAGGTTACCTGAATCTAATCTTGTTTATAATGATTTTTATAATCAAAAAACAGATTCATCTTTTCAATTTAACACTGCTACCGTAAAAAATGCTGCACCTCAATTCATGCCGTCAGAGCGCGGTCATCTTAGTATTATGACGGCACTACTTCGACCTGGAGCAATGGACTGCCACTTCTCGTCTAATGCTACTGTTATGGTAAAATATGACAATGGAGATGTAGAATATTATGCTAAAGAGGAGTTAAAGAAATGGCAAGAAAAATTGAAAAATCAGAGATAAAAAAGATCATAGAATACTATAAAAACAATAATCTATCTATGCAACAAGTTGCTGACAAATTTAAAGTAAGTAAAGGTACAGTTTTCCAGATCATGAAGAAACACGGAATAAAGATTGACGCTCAAAGAACCAAGATGAATAAGAAAGCGTGGAATTCTGGTTTATCGAAGAACACAGATCAAAGGGTTGCAAAATATGCAAAAACTAAATCCAAAGAGTATATTTTGGACGGTTATAGAATGGTTTGGTCTGATATCTTAAATAAGTCAGTTAGAGAGCATCACAAGATTTGGTTTGAAAATACAGGATATTGGCCTAATCCTAAAATAGGTGACCAAATCCACCACATAGATGGAAATAAA